GGAAACCATGATGGAGTTCAAACTCACTGATGGTCTCCTGCCAATTGAAAAGTTGATGAATCCCCAACTGCTCATGGTGTTCCTGCAAACTGCACAGGCAATGCCAGTTGTGATGGGTGAGTACGATGTGATGGGCATGTTCATGTACTGGATGAAACTGAAAGGTGCATGGTGGTTGGAAGATTTTAAGAGGACTCCTGAACAGCAAGCAAACTTCCAGACAATGCTGAAACAAACAGCGCAGAGTCAGGCATCAGTTCCACCTGAGCAGAATCCCAACGTAGCAGCAATGCTCCCACAAGGACAAACTGCAGCACCATGAAACGCACTCTCATAATCCTCGGAGCAATCGGCTGGGTAATCCTGGTGGGATTGTTCCTCTTTGCGTACAGTGGATGTGCAGTTGCCACCGGTGGCGGCCGCGCAAACGTATACGTCAACAGAGAGATTGGTGTGGATTCTGTAGTCTGGCCGCCATTTGATCCTGAGCCAGCAGCCAGCTCCACCAAAAAGTAAGGTACTCAGATGCATCCCAACTTATCTAATCGTTTCCTTTCTTTCCACCTTAGCAGTGCAGAACAGGAAACTGCCAAATCAGTCAACCCCTACTTCCTGGCATACCTGCAGAATAAGATTGCAGCCTACGCCAATGCAGTAGTGGAAGAGTCCTACGAGGACGAAAAGAATCAAATTGACTCGAAAGAGTTGACCTTGATCCGGCACGAGAGACTCAAAGCTCAAGTGCTGGTGCTGGAAGAATTGTTCATGGAACTCAAATCCCCTGAGCCAACACCAGAACAAGCTGACCAGCGTGATCCGCAATCTCCCCTGTAATCCCAACTTACCCAATTGAGGCAACAAAATGGCATTCCTTCCTGGCATCTTTGGTCCGCGTGAAGCTCCCGCTCCTGTTCCGCAACCTGTCGTAATCGTTCCTGCAGCAGGCAATTCTGCAACAAATCCTGCAAATCCTGCTCCAAATGGTGGACCACCTGATGGCAACAATGCAGCCGGTCAAGCCAATCCAGCAAACTCCTCCATGGATACCTTGCTGAAACTCATGACTCCCAGTGCGGATGTTGTGAAGGCAAACCAAGATCGACTTGCTGCACAGAACGCAACCATCTTCCCCACCATCAAGCCGGAAGAAATCCAAGCCAGTCTCGCAAATGCAGATTTCACAACTGGTCTGCAGCCCGAACAAGTCCAGAAGGCACTTGGCGGGGATGTTACCGCACTCATGGCCATCCTGAATACTACTGCCCGCAATGCAGTCACCAGTTCCATGCAGCTTTCTCAAGGCATGGTGGAACATGGAGTCAAGACAGGCAACGAACGATTCAACTCGACGCTAGATTCGCGATTTCGTGAATTGCAGTTGAAGAACCAGAATGTTGAAAACCCCGCGCTGAACCACCCATTGGCAAAGGGAATTCTCCAGAGTATCACCGCTCAGATAGCAAATGCCAATCCCAGGCTCTCCCCATCAGAAGTGTCCCAGCAAGCACAGACTTTGTTTGTGCAATTTGCCAAAGATCTTTCCGGACCAACTCCCGCTCAGGCAGAGGCAGCAAAGCCACCTGAAAAAGATTGGCTCCGGTACATGGATGATGGTAGTGTTGGAAGTTCCAACGTGAACCCGGCACAATAATTCAACTCTTTTTTCGATTGGAAAAATCATGTCTGTCGGTCTGCTCTCAACTGCCAATCTCCCGCAAGATCTGGCAAAGAAGTCCTTCTCCGCACTCATCACCCGTCTGATGCCAAATGGCCAAGCGCCATTGTTTGGTCTGACGGCGCTGCTGAAAGATGAAACTGCTCTGAACATCGAGCACGGTTACTTCAGCAAGACGATGATCTTCCCTGAAGCAGTTCTCAGCGTTGCTGTGGCAGATGGTGTGGCAACAACTTTCACTGTGGTTTCCACTGCAAACATCGTCAAGGGCGACTTGCTGCGCAGTGATACCACACAGGAAGTTATGCTTGTGACCAACGTTGCCAGTGCAACAAGTGTGACTGTGCAACGTGCAGTTGGTACAATTGCTGGCGCAGCCATTGCATCTGGTGTTCACCTCTACACCATTGGCAATGGATTCGAGGAAGGTTCTGTGCGTCCGAATGCTGTCAGCATCATCGCTGATCGCTATGTGAACTACACCCAGATCTTCCGCAATTCCTGGGCAGTCACCAAGACGTTGGCAGCAATGCCGATGATCGCCGGTGATGGCATGGTTGCAGAATCCCGCAGTGATTGCGCTTCTCTCCACGCACTGGCAATCGAGAAGTCTCTGTTCTTCGGTCAGAAATTCATGGGCACGCAGAATGGTCAGCCATTCCACACCCAAGAAGGTCTGGTTGCTCGTGTGACTGCTGCTGCTCCGGCAAACATCACCACGCTGCTGGCAACCACGAACTGGACGCAATTGGAAGCTGCCTTGGATCTGACACTGAATACGGTGACGGATGTGAAAGGCAGCAACATTCGCACTGCGTTCGTTGGTGGTACTGCTCGTCGTGTGATTCACAACATTGCACGTCTGAACAGCACCTACCAGATTCAGAACACGATCACTTCCTGGGGTCTGCAGATCGACACCATTCGTACTCCTCGTGGTACGTTTGAAATGATCGAACACAGCCTCTTCAATGCTTATGGCAGCACTGCTACCTGGGCAAAGATGATGATCATCGTGGATCTGAATGCCTACTCCCTGGCATATCTGCGTCGCACTGAAGATGCAGAGTACAACGGAAGTGGTGTTCCAGTGGACAACGGGATTGATGCTCGTGGTGGCACCCTGACCACGGAACTCACCAGTCTGATCAAGAATCCGGCTGCTTTCGGTGTGATCTACAACTTTACTGCCGCCGCAGTGGGCTAATCGTCCTCCCTAGTGAGTGTTCCTTGATCGAGCTCACTTTGTGGGAATCCTGGGTGTCTGGGGTTCCCACTTTTTACATCTGATGGAGAAAGATCATGCCAGTTCTACGACTTCCAAACAGTGTGACAGGAATCACAATCGCTACCACTTCTCGTACCATCACGAACAATGAAATCGTGGTGACAGACGACGAGGCAGCAAAGATTGTTCCTCAGCAATTCCAGCCAAAGATTGTGCGCTCAGATCCAGCAACTGGAGACTGTGTCATTCAACTCCCCTTGATTGTCAACTCTCTGACAATTGGAGCAACTCCGTTCGGTGCAGATGCGAGTGGCAGGATTGGTGGCGTCGGAGCTCTGGCGGCAGTTACCTTCCTGAAATGGGATGGTGCCCGAGTCTTTGAATACGCACGGGCCTGAAGGAAAATAATCATGGGCAAGCTTGTACTTCCGGACAATGTTGGCTGGCTGAAAATTGCCGGGACTGTTCTTGTTCCTGATGCAAAACATGAAGTGGTTGTCACTGCTGGTGTTGCGAGTGAAATCACGCCCAAACAATTCCAGCCATATCTGGTGACTACGGATTTGGCAACTGGTGCAGTGACTGTGAAGTTGCCGGCCCTCGTCACGGAAATCGCATTCAACGGAACAAACTATGTTGGGGATGGAGCGAACATGATCGTTCTCCCTCCGTTGATTGCTACTGGATTCTTGGGCGCGAATGGCGGATATCCGTTCAAGTTCTATGATCCAACAGTTATCCAACTGCCTGCAGCAACCAAGAGTTTTGACTTCTTGAGTGGAGTTCTGCCGCCAGAAGTTACTTTTACTCGGGCTAGTGTTGGAACTTATTTTGACGCTGCTGGAGTAATGCAAAGTGCAGCAGCAAATCAGCCGCGATTTGATTACAATCCGCTGACGCATGAGGCGCTGGGTTTGCTTGTTGAAGAGGCGCGGACTAACAGCAATCCCAACAGTACGGCGGTCGGTGCTGTAGTTGGTTCCCCGGGTACGTTGCCAAACACATGGCAGGGATCAAATCCAATCGCAGGACTTAGCCGATCAATCGTTGGGTTTGGTGTTGAGGATGGAATTGAGTACGTCGATATTCGATGGAGTGGTGTAGCAAATGCTGCTGGTGGTTCTTTGCTTGTACTTAGTGGAAGTACAGCAGTTGTCGCATCACTTGGACAGAACTGGACAGCCTCGATATTTGTCAAGTTGGTTGGTGGTAGCTATAGCAATGTCACGCAACTAATCCTGCGTATGGCGGAACGCACCGCTGCTGGCGGGTTTCTGCAGTACACAGGTCTTGGTGATTTGCTGGTGCCATCACAGTCTGGAAAACTCAGTACAGGTAGGCAGGCGCACAGTGCGCAACTCATCTCCGCGACAGTCGGCTGCGTTACTGAAGATATAATCTTCGGCGGTATGGTGGTCGGCCAACCCGCTGACTTCACATTGCGCATCGGTTTACCGCAGCTTGAGCTAGGTGCGTTTGCCACTTCGGCGATCAAGACCACTGCAGCAGCAACAACCCGCAGCGCAGATAACGCAGTTGTCACTGGGGCTGCATTCTCGGCATTTTGGAATCAGGCGCAGGGGACAGTGCAGGCTGAATTTACTAGTCCGGCTGTACCAACAGCGCCAACAAAGGCAATCTGGGCCGCGGGTGATCCTGCATTGGCGTTCGGAGCCGCAAATAACATATACCAATCAATTCCTAACGGATCTGTAGTCGTTAGTGCTAACGTGAATGCTGGTGGTGTAGTGCAGGCTGGTAATGTATCCAATAACTTGCTGACTACGGGCGGCGCCTTCAATACGGCATTTGCCTACGTTGCAAATAATTTCCAAGGTGTGATGAACGGTGTCTTGTTCGCGCCAGATACCTCAGGCACTGTGCCTCCTGTTGTTGGTCTATCAATCGGATCGCTTACGCAAGGGTGGACTGGCACAGCAAATCAACTCAACGGAACCATCAAATCCTTCCGCTACTGGAACACCGCGCTCACTCCTGAACAGTTGCAGGCAGCCACAGTCTAATTCAACTTTCCCAACCGAGCAATCCCGCTCACAACCAAAGAGAGTCTCAAATGTTGAACAGCGCAAACTATGTCCGTGAAGCTGGAGTCATCCAATCCGGAGTTTCTTACCAAAGTGATCTGGATCCTGCAGTTCTGAAGGATGCAACCACCATCATCTATGAACATGCCGTCAAAGGTGCAAAGATCTTCATGGCAGATGGTGCAGAACTTGTTTTCCAAGGTGGCATCTTTGTCACACGGAATCCTGAAATCATCCGCGAGCTGAACAAGATCGCAAACAAGCAGGGCACCATGGTTACCACCAATCCTGAAGCACTGGAACGTTTGCGCAAGGAAGTTCAGAAAGCAGCAGACGATGCAGCACTCCCAGCCTCGGAAGGAAACAAGGCAGGAGATACTGTGCTGGAACTGAGCAAGACTGAACTCGTCAAAGTTCCCGCAAAGATCTAAGAACACCTGAAGTCTGGGAGCCATCATGACAACGTTTGCCGAACTCACCGCACTGACCGTAGCAAATACGAAGAGGCCAGAACTCGTGGCACTCACAGAAACGTGCGTTCGGCTCGCAACCATGAAGGCTCACCAGACTGACTTCTTCATGCGAGATTCAGCACTCGCCAGTCTCCCCTACACAGTAGACAATTCTGCAGTCTTTGTGGACATTCCAAATGTGTCAACTCAATTGCCTCTCAGGCGTTCGATAGAGTTCTTGCAGTCAATTGACTTGGGAACATTGATGCCAGTAGAGAGTCTGGAGTGGAGAGAATACAAAGATTTCTGGGACAAAGATCGCCAACTGCGCACCAGCGTCTACACAGAAATCGGTGACACTCTTCGCATTCGCCCGTGCGTACAGACTGGCAGATTTGATGCGGTCTACTACAAGAATCCACTCACTACTACTGCCGGATTTGCTTCCT